TTTCGTCTTTTTTTACTTTTGCTGAGACTTCCTCACCCGTGTCAGCATCAAAGTTCTTCTCTAACCCGATTTGCTTGAACCAGCGATATTTATTATTCCTTACCTGACAGAACAACTTTTTGCTCTTATGCACTCTTATCGTATGAGCGGGAATATGCCATAATCCGTTGACTTCTTTTGACGCAGTATCTCTACTTACCTCAATTGTAAACCAGCCAACCACTCCCCAGTCAATAATGCACTTTTCAATGATGTCTTCAATTGCTTCTTCCTGCTCTTCATTTGGGTCTTCAAGAAATTCTCTTGCTTTCTTTTTCTGTTCTTCAACCTCTTTCTCATTCACCTCTTCACTTGATTCAACAAGAGTCCAGCCCTGTCCAACAACATCCTTTGCAATCTGTCTAACACATGAATCAAAGTATGAACAGTTCTCCTGCAAAGCTAAAAGCCCATTTACATCAAACGGAAGCGGTTTCAGGCCTTTCTCTGAAAGAAATCTTGCCTCTTCTTTTAACTGCTTTGACGACCGGCATTCAGCCTTCCGCAATACAGAGAGTGGAAACAGCCCTTTGCTTGTTTTCAGGTAATAGACTTTGCCAATCTTCTTACCATGGACGGTAGACTTTACCTTTTCTGACATGCGTCACCTCCTTTTTCTTTTGCTCAAGCCGTGCTTCTTTCCTTTTTCTTTTTTCCAGACCAACAAAATGTACCCTACCACGTTTATGGCGTCTCTTATCAAGAGCTAGGATGAGCTGTCTCAATGCATCAACAGCATGGTCATTCTCTTTATACGGCTTCTCTGTGCCGGTCTGATAATGATAGGTCTCAATCTCATCAAGCAGGTTCGGACACTTGCTCTTGAATACTTTGAGCCTGTTTGTTCTTATTCTTGCATTGACAGCTTCAATGCCTTTCTGGATGTCATTATCGCCGCTGCGAATATCAACACCCATATCTCTGAGCTCTTCTATCTCTCTCTTTCCACTCGGATCACCAAAGTAAGTAATGTCCTTCATGTGCCTTGAAATGTCTTTCAATAGCATATGAGAGACATAGAGCTCATCATAGATATAGAGCACGTCATCCGGAGAAAGAGCACCTTTCAAGTTTGCATGTGGATTATTGAAACCAAAGTCAGTGCCACCAAGCCTGAGCCAGTCATCCGGTATCTCAAACTCTTCCTCAGCAATATTGTTTGAGTCAAAGTCTGGATAAACAAGTCCTTCCATCTTTCTGAACTGGCCTTTATATCTCATAGCAAACAGACTTTCTGATAGGTCTCTCGCCGCCCTCTCAAACTCTCTTGCAGGATAATATGGATTGTCTATTGAGCTGAAGTTTATAACATCGTAATTCTGGTCACCTTTCTTCCAACGCAGGTAGAACTCATGATAGAGCCAGTTCAAGCCGTATGGTGTCGTTGTAAGCAACGCTCTACCTTCTTTCATACCGAGCCTTGCTTGAATGGCTACCCAAGCCATGTATTTCATCTGACCGGCTTCATCAAGACATGCTGCTCTATACTGTCCGGCTTCAAGCGACTCTGGCCTGTCAGCAGTACCAAACCATATCTTACCGCCTGTTGGCAGCAAGTAAACATTATAGCTCGGCCTATACTCCCCTTCTAAATCTGTATCTCTATATGCGTCTCTGATTATAGGCAAGGTTGCCCTTGTGAGTAATTTATAGGTGGGAGCTGCGACGATATATTCATCTCTCGGATGCTTCTCTATCTCAGCAAACAGCCACCATGGTATAGTCCAACTTTTACCACCACCAGTACCACCTATTAAGCCAATGAATCTGCTCTTGCTTCTCAAGGCTGCTGCTTGGTGAGGAAGCAGGTGGACTTCTTTGTATCTAACTCTTTGAGTTTGCATTGTTGTTATTGTTGTTTTTGTAGTCCTCAAGTACCAGTCTGACAGGCTTTTTCTCATCCCCAGTATGCAGCAGTTCTTGACGGTCTGTCATTCCAAGCCAGTTCTTGGCCAGAAATATCTGAACTGATGCATTATGCCTTTTCGTTGCATTCTCAAACATCGCCTTCATAAGACTTACATTTCTGTCTGCTTTGCCTTTTTTTAATGCAGCTAATAACTGAAGATGCTTTTTCTTCCAGTTCTTGAACGTGTTAGGATGAACATGAAAGAACCATGCGATATCCTCTTCATTAACACCGAGAGTCGCTAACTTCCTAGTCTCTTCTATGTACTCTTCTTTAAATACCGATGGTCTACCGCCTTTGTTTGTCTTTAGTTTATTGTTAGTCATAACTAACTTTCTTCCTATTTTTTTTTAGGTATTTACTATGTCCTGGACAATCTTGAGAGCTTCTGTCTCTACATTATCCACCTTCAGGATGACTTCCCTGACTTCTGTCCCCCATTTTATTTGTAACCCCATGAAATAAATTTCTGGGGGTAAGTTGGTATCTGTAGCTGACAGCGTCAGCCTCAGATAGCCTGTTGAAGGTGTATCAACTTCAATCCCTGAACCTGCCGTCTCTTCTACCAATGCTGAATCTGTCTTAGTTTCCTTTATATGAAACTTTATCTCTGAGGCGGCGGCTAAATTAGAAACAAGATTTCCGTCTCCATCCCTTATAGGAATATCCTGAACCGCCGTATTTCCTTTTTTTATTATCCATTCACTCATGATCTTAACTCCCCTGTGAGGCTGACTTTATTTTCCAGGTATCCGACCAAATCAACACTTTTCTGAAGATAGGCCACAAGATTATCGCCCTTCAAGCCTAAGTAAGTCCCTTCGAATTCCGTCCCATTTGCTCCATATCCGACCCCAACTTCAACATCCTCTTCTGCTGGTACATGGAATTTGCCAACTTTTACTCCTTCATCATAAGCCACATCTTTCTCCACATCCTCCTCTGCTGGAAAATCAGCTTCATAATCCCCCTCGAATTCTATGCCATTAGCTCCATAACCCACGCCCTTTTTAACATCGGCCTCAGCTGGTGCTTCAAAACTTCCCTCCTTTGTTTCGCTATCGTATTTGACGCTTTTCTCAACATCATCTTCATTTGGTAAATCCAATTCTCCTGTGAATTCATTATTATTAGCCCCGTATCCTTCGCCTTGCCTTACATCTACTTCTGCTGGCACTTTGAGCGTTCCTGTTTTTGTAAGGTTGTCAAACTGGACTCCCTTCTCCACGTCATTAACAGAAGGCAAATCAAGCGTCCCTACCTTACCTTCTCCAAAAGAAACAGCCTTTCTTACATCTGTCTCTGCCAATTCAGGCAAAAGCTCCAGATGCCAGTCTATCGGCTTGTCCACTGTGATATTATCCTTTACAAGCGTCTCATAGCCTGACTTAGAAATGGTGAATTTGTGGAGTCTTGCTTCACAAGTTTCACTTGTCCCGACCCATTTTTTGTATTGAATTAGCTCAGTAATATTACCATCAGCATCGGTTGTTTGAGTAGCAAATTCCGTTGCTCCACCCTTATAATCAAATCCAGTATTCCAATCACCTCCTATCTGTGGGGTAGGATTAACAGTCTCATCGTATAATTCCCAATAGTTTGTCCAATCACTTCCCGTAATTGGTTTGTGAACAGCATCCACAGCCGTATGATCTTGGATACACTTATAAGTTTTGCCATCCGAGCCCTCGACTAAATGAGCATATTCACAATCTACGTTTGCAGATGCCAAATCATTCCCATCTTTGTCGGCTATGTGGATATTGCAAGTATATTGTTCTTTAATCCAATCCCTGTCACTCCAATTTACGGGTGAAGATATGTGAAATCTTGGATTAACCAAAATAGCATATCCGTCTTGCACAAATACATCAGAAGAATTAAAATTCATAACCAATAAATCTATCGTTGTGAGTAAACCATTATACGCTGTTGTACCCCGCAGACTATTTTCTATGCTTATTTTATTAGTAATAATATTAGTAGACCGAATTGATATATCACGAGTATTGTAAACATAGAGATTTGATATAGTATCCCCAGACATAGTTTCACAGAAGATAAGAGCATTAGTGATTGAATCACTTGAAATTAAACTGTCATATAAATATACATTACCCGTCTTAAATAACAAGTGGGTATCTCTGTAATGAATTGTAGAGCCATAAATGTAAATATTTCCACCATCACAAAAATAATGTGAATTATACTTGGCTTTAAAATTAAGAAATGTCCCATAGCCCGAATAGTTTGAGCCAGCATAGGTAGATTTTGCACCGATAACAAAATTAGAATTCGCTTTCACTTGAGGCTGGTCGTTGGGCATTATAATTGTCTCAAGATATGTCTGAAGCCAGGTAGTTATTACGCCATCTCCTATCTGCAAATGGGCATCTAACTTATAACATCCTGTAAACGGATTAGAGCAGACTCCCCATCCACCAGCATCATTTGCCGCTTGAATATCAGCAAAGGTCGCAGGCGTGCCTTCTGTGCCACCAGTTATGGTGATGGTATTCGTGCCTGCGTTATAGGTTACGACTACGGCCATTACTCAGGTTGCCTCCAATTTATGAAATCCTTATGCTCATCCAGAGCAGACTTCGATTGATTCAGGATACTGCGAATAGCAGAGCCTTCACTCTTTATTTCAGAATCTACATCTTTGAAGCTCGCACCGCTCACAATCTCATCAATCCTTGCAATCGTCTCCTGAAGCACGTTATAGGCATTTTCAACCTGTGCCCTGAATTCAAACACGGCGTCCATAGCTTTGTTAGTTTGCCAAGCTGTGTCTAATTTTTGTTTTATTGCCATTTAGGCCTCCTTACTAGGACTTTTTCCTTTGCCATTTGAATCCACACTTAGGACAGACTATATATCCATTATTCTCACCACTATTTTTTTCTTCACCGTCTAAATCAGGCCCAAAGCTCTCAATAATACTCTTGAGATTAACCGGCTCCCTCAAGTCTATATCAAACTCTTCAAGCTCAATCTCATCGATATAAGGATAAGTCAGTTCAGCCAATTCTTGCTCAATATATTGGCCAAACCTCATGTTATCAAGCAGTGAAAGCTCAATCTTCTCTTTCTCATTCTCAGGAAAATTGAGACTTATCCAGACTTCTCTATCATCCGGCCACTTCAGTATATGCTTCATTGCCTGCCACCGCATATTACCGCCGCCAGTAATGTAGAAAGAGCCTTCTTTCCAGCATGTAAGAGTCTGAAACAAGCCTTTCTCTTTAATGCTTTTTGCAAGCTTCTCAAGCCTCTCTTTCTTGATATTCCTGGGATTCTTTTCCCATGGCTTAATTTGCCCAAACCTTACTCTCTTGAATTCCGGCTGTTTAAGCATCTTTCTGACAGCTCCTCTGTTATGATTTTTTTACCGTTTTAACCATTTCAAGGATATCTCTTCTGTTCTCATTGATACTTTTCTCGAATCTCCTTGTTGTTTGACGGCAGTTGTTCTT